ACTAACACCTCAATTATATATTTTCTAATTCTACAATATCACCAATTTCGCAATTTAAAACAATGCAAATTTTAGCTAATGTTTCCAAACTAACTGATTTGCCTTTTGACATAGAAGCAATAGTAGTTGGGCTAATTTTTGCTTGTTTAATTAAATCCTTTTTTAACATTTTTTTATCGATTAGTAACTTCCATAATTTTTTATATGAAAAAATCATAATACCTCCCTATGATGTGATAGCAATTATTGTTTCCTTAAATTAAATTATAACATTTATTGGAAATAATTACAATCTTGCGTATTTTAACTCCATAAAAGTGGAGTTTTTTTTATTTTGAAAGATTTGGCAGGTCTATGGCAGGTTGTGGCAAGTTAGCTTTACTGATTATTCATAAAGGTTGTGTTTTAATAGAGTTGTGGTCAGTAATATTGCTTGTTTGATCAGCAAGAATGCTCAATATTTTGACTACTAATTTGAAAAAAATTCTCTTTGGCATTAGGGGAAAAAGAAAGGAGCAACAAAATGAAGAGCAAAGATTTAAATCCAGATTGTGGAAAACTTGAACCTGATGCTTTTGATGCCGATGGGAATCTTACTATTAACTCATGGGAGTTATTTAAAGCAGATGAACTTGCATCAGAAGATGAGTAATTAAGTAAATTATAGCATAGTTAGTAAACTTTGATAGCTATAAATAATTTTATACCAGTAAGAAACAACTAAAAATTCTAGACTCTTTTAGTTGTCCATCCATATCTTATTGGTAATTTATAAAGCTTTCACTTAGGTGGATGAAGTGTAGCTGGATTTTGGCACTGCCATAGTTCAGTATCTACAACTAAGTATTAAGCATGAATTATGGCAGCTGCCTTCAAATTGAAGGAGCTACATAATGTCTAATAAAGATTATACAGATGAAATAAAGAAATATGAAAATGAAGCTAATACATTAAGCAATGATGAGGAGTTTCATTCTAAAGACTTAAGTGAAGCGGAGTTAAGTAAAAAGACCGCTGAAAGAAATTATTATATTGAATTTAAAGATGATGAAGGTAATGTAATTAAAAAAATTTATGTTGACCGTCATGATTATATTTTATACAAAAGACCAATCTGGGCTGAATGGAAAAGAGAACAACTAGCTAAGCGTTGTTTAATACCAAATGGCAAAGGTGGTTATAAGCGTTGTATGAACGATTGTAGTTTATGCAACAAGTGTAAGAATGGAACATTAGTATCATTGGATTCTCTTCGTGAAGATCATAATTTTGAACCTACTGATATTGATGATACACCACTTGAAATTACTTTAATTGAAGAAGCAAAAGAACTATTATGGACACTTATTCGTAAGGTATCAACTGATGAGCAATACAATAAGGTTCGTTATAGATATAAAGATGGATTATCCCTTCAAGCAGTAGGGGACATTTATGGTGTAAGCCATAAAGCTATCGAAAAAACTATTAATAATGTTTTAAAAAAGGTAGGTCAAAATGCTACTGATGAAGAAAGAGATTATTTAATTAAGTACATCTTAAAATAAATTTTTAAACAAAGGTTCCAAATTGCATATTCCAACTTCCTTTTAAAGATGTAAGGTTCGAACCTACAGAAAGGCGGATGCAATATGGAAAAAGTAAGTAAAAATGAACCACAAAAGATAGAGGCTATTGAGGAGCTGTTATATCTGATTTCTTTATTTGCTAAGATTGTCGTTTTGAAAAGTACGAGCCTTCAAGAAAGGACAGATAAACATGATTAAAGATTTAAAAAAGTTAGATGCAGTATTAGCTAATATCATTAAAGAAGCTACTGAAGCTCGTGAAATGATTAAGGAAACTAAAACGGCAAAGGTAGAAGAGCCTAAGGTGGAAGTTAAACCTACTATTACCTTAGAAGATGTTAGAAAACTATTAACAGAAAAATCTAGAGATGGAAAGACTGCCGATGTTAAGGCTTTGCTTAAAAAGCATAATGCTAATAAGTTATCAGAAGTCAATCCTAGTGAATATGAGATTTTACTAAAAGAAGCGGAGGAATTGTAATGGCTACAAATTCCCATGCAATATTATCCGCTTCCGGATCTCATAGGTGGCTTGAATGTACACCATCAGCTAGATTATCTGAGAACTTCGAAGATGTAACTAGTAGCTATGCTTTAGAAGGCTCAATGGTTCACTTGATGTGTGAAATTAAACTATGTAAAGCGTTAGGCTTACCATGTGATGAAAAATTACCTCAAGATTTTGAAATCACACAAGAGATGGAAGACTCAAGTGATGCTTATGTTGAGTACATCTTAGATATTTTAGGAGAAATCAAAAAGACTTGTAAAGACCCTGTGGTATTGGTTGAACAAAGACTAGATTTCTCAAATTATGTTCCTGAAGGATATGGAACAGGAGACTGTGTTATTGTAGCCGATGGTATAATCCATATAATTGATTACAAAAACGGCTCAGGAGTAAAAGTGGATAGCTATGAAAATCCTCAAATGAAGTTATATGCATTAGGAGCATTAAATTTGCTTGATTGTTTATATAACATTAACACAGTATCCATGACAATCTTTCAACCTCGTATTGCTAATATTAGCACTTATGAAATGGAAAAAGACAAGCTCATAGAATGGGCTAATAATGTACTTGTTCCAAGAGCTAAATTAGCCTATGAAGGAAAAGGTGAGTTTGTACCAGGAGACCATTGTAGATTTTGTAAATGTAAGATTAAGTGCACAGCTAGAGCCTTAGCTAATTTACAACTTGCTTCATATGAGTTTAAACCTGCTGATTTGCTTGATGATGATGAAATTGAAGATATCATCGGTAAAATTGACAATTTAGTAGAATGGGGTAATTCAATAAAAGAATATGCTTTAAATGAAGCTCTAAAAGGTAAGAAGTGGTCTAAGTACAAATTGGTTGAAGGTAGAAGTAATCGTAAGTTTAAATCTGAGGAAGAAGTTGCAAAGGTTGTATCCGATGCAGGTTATGATCCTTATGATAAAAAGTTATTAAGTATTACTGATATGACTAAATTAATAGGAAAGGCAAAATTTGTAGAGTTATTAAATAAATATATTTATAAACCTCAAGGAAAGCCTACCCTTGTAAGTATTGAGGACAAACGTCCTGAAATGAATCTAGCAGTTGATGATTTTAAAAATGTGAAAGAATAAAGGAGAATATAAAAATTATGAAAAATGCAACAAAAGTAGTAACATCAAAGAAAGTAAGATTTTCTTACGCAAATTTATTAGCACCAAAGAGTCCTGTTGAAGGAGCTGAACCTGTCTATAGTGTATCTCTTATTATTAGTAAGGACGACACATATACCTTAGATAAGGTTAAGGCTGCCATTCAAGCTGCTTATGAAGAAGGAGCTAATAAATTAAAAGGAAATGGTAAGGTTGTACCACCATTTGTATCATTAAGACCAGTATTAAGAGATGGTGATATTGATAAAGCAGGAGATGAAGCATATAAAAATAGTTACTTCATCAATGCAAAATCTAAAACTAAGCCTGGTATTGTAGATGCAGCTTGTAATCCTATTTTAAATCCTGAAGAAGAAATCTATTCAGGTATGTATGGAAGAGCAAGTATTAACTTCTATTGCTATAATACTGGTATGTCAAAAGGTATTGCTTGTGGACTTAATAATGTTCAAAAAATTGCAGATGGAGAAAGACTTGGTGGTCGTGCATCAGCTGAATCTGATTTCAAGGATGAAGATGATGGCGATGATGATTTCCTAGAATAAATAAACTTAAGGTGGTTGCTTAATTGCAATCATCTTTTTTTGGTTTTAGGTTCCAAAATAAGTATCTAAACTTCCTTTTTATAATGAAGGAGATGCTAAAAAATGAAATATATGTTCTTGGATATTGAAACATATTGTGAAAGAGATTTAAAGGAATGTGGTGTATATCCTTATGCAGCTGATCCATCTTTTGAAATCCTATTACTTGGTTATTCCTTTGATGGAAGTGAAGTAAATGTTATAGACTTAGCACAAGGAGAAAAGCTACCAAGGGATGTACTTGAAGCAATTACGAGTCCTGATGTTATTAAAATAGCCCATAATGCCTTGTTTGAAAGAGTGTGTTTGTCATCATATCTTGGAATGCCTGTTGGCACATATTTACAACCAGAAGAATGGAGGTGTTCAATGGTAGCTAGTGCGTACCTAGGATTACCATTATCACTTGATATGTTAAGTACAGTATTAAATTTGAAGAATGCTAAAATGAAAGAAGGAAAAGAACTTATTAGATATTTTTGTCTTCCTTGTAAACCAACAAAATCAAATGGTATGCGTACTCGCAACAAACCCCAAGATAGCCCCGAAAAATGGGCCACGTTCGCTCTTTATAACAAATACGATGTGTTAGCCGAAATAGAAATATTAAGCCGAATAAAAGCCTTTCCTATGCCTGACTTTTTATGGCAAGAGTGGTTTCAAGACCAAAGGATAAATGATAGAGGTGTTTTAATTGATACTGAATTTGTTAAGAGTGCGATAGCAATTGATGAAATTGTAAGTAATGAACTTCAAACAAAACTAAAAGATATTACTAAATTAGAAAATCCAGGCTCGGTATTACAGCTTAAAGGTTGGCTTATTGATAATGGTCTTGCTATCGATAGTCTTGGAAAAAAAGATGTAGCAAAATTAATTGATGAATCTAATAATCCTTTAATCAAAGAAGTATTAAGACTTAGACTTATGACAAGTAAAACATCAATAAAAAAATATCAGGCAATGATTAATGCTCAATGTTCTGATGAAAGAGCTAGAGGTTGTTTTCAATTTGCTGGTGGGCATACACTTCGTTGGAGTGGAAGATTAATTCAATTTCAAAATATGAGGCAAAATCATATTGCTGACTTAGATGGAGCTAGAGCTCTTGTAAAAGAAAGAAATGTTGAAGCATTAGAAATGCTTTATGATGATATACCTGAGTTACTTGCTATGCTTATTAGAACAGCAATTATTCCTAAAAAAGGATGTAAATTTATTGTAGCAGACTACTCTGCAATTGAATGCCGTGTTGTTGCATATATAGCCAAAGAAGAATGGGTACTTGATGCTTTTAGAAATAATGAAGATATTTACTCCTCAGTAGCTAGTAAAATGATGGGTCGTGTAATTACTAAAAAGACTGATCCTGATGCAAGGCAACGTGGTAAGCAGGCAACTTTGAGTTGTGGCTATGGTGGGTCAGTTGGAGCTTTAAAAGCAATGGGTGCTTTAGACTTTATGAAAGAGGAAGAATTAGAACCACTAGTAAAATCTTGGAGAACAGCTAATCCTCATATTGTTAAACTATGGTATGATTTGGAGAAAGTTGCAGTAATAGCTATAAAGAATAAAACATCAGCTGAAACGCATGGTTTAAAGTACACATATAAAAGTGGTTTATTATTTTTAAGGTTACCTAGTGGAAGAGATATGTGTTATGTAAGACCTAAAGTAAGCACTGATGATTATGGAAGAAATAAAATAACTTATGAATCTCTTGATGCAACACATCATTGGACGAGAACGGATACCTTCTCAGGCAAACTAACTGAGAATGCAGTTCAGGCATTCGCAAGAGATGTACTTGCTAATAGTATGACTAATTTGATGAATTATGACATTGTAATGCATATACATGATGAACTTGTAATTGAATGTCTTATGGATACTTCCCTTGAATTTATTTGCAACGAGATGGGAAGAAGTCCTAAATGGTGTAGCGATTTGCCACTTAGAGCTGATGGTTATGAATGTATGTATTATAAAAAAGATTAAAAACTTAGGAAGTTAAGGTTCCAATTTGAATACCTCAACTTCCTTTTTATGTTGTAGGAGGTCATTTATATGATTTTTATAACAGAAATAAAGGAAGAAGGTAGCATAACATGAATGATTATAAGATATGTTATGGCTCAAGTCGTAACTCAGTAAAATGGAAGAACTCCTATGTTAAATGGAGTGATTTCATTGAAAGATTAAAAAATACTGTTAGAACATCTGAAACAGTAGAAGAATATGCAAAATTACCTAAAGGTAGCAAAGATAAAATTAAAGATATTGGTGGATTTGTAGCAGGTCACATAAGTGGTGAGCGAAGAAAAAAAGAAAATGTACTCTCAAGGTCAATGATTACACTTGATATGGATGAGGTAACAAATGACTTTTTAGCTAACAAAGATAAATTGCCTAAATATAAATGGCTTATATATTCAACTCATAAACATAAGCCTGAAGCACCAAGGCTTCGTTTTATCATTCCATTATCACGTGATATTAGTCCTGAAGAATATGGTGCAGTCTCACGTATGGTAGCTAAAGACTTAGGAATTGATATGATGGATAAATCCACATTTGAAGTTAATCGAATGATGTATTGGCCATCAACATCAATTAATGGTGTATATGTGTTTGAAGTAAATGATGGAGAGGTACTCAATCCTGATGAAATACTTAACCGTTATGATGATTGGCACGATGTATCTACTTGGCCTAAACATAAATCTGAATTGGAAGTTGTAAGGGATGTAACATCAAATAAGAAACAAGATCCACTTAGTATTGATGGTGTTGTAGGTGCATTTTGTAAATGCTACTCAATATCTACAGTAATTGAAAAATACTTAAGTGATGTTTATGAACCAACTTCTTACGAAGATAGATATGATTATATTCCAGCTGATTCAAGTGCTGGTGTAATTGTTTATGAGGATAAATTTATCTATTCACATCATGCAACTGACCCTGCAAGTGGGAAGCTAATGAACGCTTTTGAAATTGTAATGGCACATAAATTTAAAGATTTAAGTGAGAAAATGCAATTTAAAGAGATGTGTAAATTTGCTTTAGAAGATGAAAATGTAAGGATAATTCTTACTGAAGAAAAAGAGCAAATGGCTAAAGATGAATTTAATGATGATGAAATCTTAAGTAGTGAGCAAGATACTCCAAAGGATAATAAATGGAAAGGTAAATTAAAGTTTAAGGAAAATGGCGAGGTCGAAAATTTATCTGAAAACTTGGTATTGATATTACAAAATGATAAAGACTTTGCTAATTTTGCTTATAACGAAATGGCTAGAATGGTTGAAATAGTAGGACAAGTTCCTTGGAAAAGAGGTACTACAAGTAGCTTTTGGACTGACCTTGATACCTCACAACTTAAATGTTTACTTGATAAAAGATATGGCGAGTTTACAAATAGAAACCATGAAATAGCCTTTGATAAGGTTGTGACTGATAGACATTTTCATCCGGTAAGAGATTATTTAAATACACTTCCAAAATGGGATGGAGTGAAGAGAATAGACGATTTATTTATTAAATATATGCAAGCTGAAGATAGTGATTACATAAGGACTGTTACAAGAAAATCCTTTGTTGCTATGGTAGCTAGAGTATTAGAACCAGGTATTAAATTTGATGCAGTTCCTGTACTTGATGGAGCACAAGGAATAGGTAAAAGTACTATCGTGCGTGATTTGATAGGCGAGGAATATTACTCTGATGCTTTATCACTTACTGATATGAGCGACAAGACTGGAGCAGAAAAGCTCCAAGGCTTTTGGTGTGTTGAAATTGGTGAGTTAGCTGGTATGAAAAAAGCAGATATTGAAAAGGTCAAAGCATTTGTTACCACACAATGCGATAATTATAGACCTTCTTATGGTCGTGTAGTTGAAAGCCATCCAAGGCAGTGTGTTGTTATTGCCACTATTAATGGTGAAAATGGATATTTACGTGATATTACAGGTAACCGTAGATTTTGGATTATCAAATTAAAACAAACTGAAAAGAAAAGAACATGGTCATTTAATAAAGACTTTAAGGACCAATTTTGGGCTGAAGCAATGTACTACTATAAACAAGGTGAGAAGTTATACCTTGAAGGCGATATTGCAGTTGCAGCTGAAAAGCATCAAATGGAAGCAATGGAACAAGATAATCGATTAGGAATGGTACTTGATTATTTGGATAAATTACTACCAGAAAATTGGAATAATTTGGCACTTTATGAAAGAAGGAATTTCCTTGATGGTGACGCATTAAGTCCTAAGGGTACTACCAAGAGGACAAGTGTATCCTGCATTGAAATATTCAGTGAATGTTTTGGCTGTGATCCTACCAGAATTACAAGAAGTGATAGTTTCTCAATTGCAGCTATTATGATGCAAATTCCAGGGTGGAAGAAGGTCAATAAAACTAAAAGATTACCTATTTATGGACCACAAAAATACTATGAAAGGACATAAATTTTGTAACCAAAGCCTGTAACGTAACTAAAATTTCTATATTAATTAATTCGTAAAAACATATATAAAAACATACCTATATATACACGCATATAGGGAATAAATATATAGGAAAATTTAGTTACATTGGTTACACGGTTACAAAACAAAAAATATTAGAAAAATTATGGCAGATGAGAAAATTTTAGAGCAAAAATTAGTTAAAAAAGTTAAATCATTAGGTGGTTTATGTCTTAAATTTGTAAGTCCTGGATGTAGCGGAGTGCCTGATAGATTAGTACTTATTGCTTTTGGAAAAGTAGCATTTGTTGAGGTTAAGGCAAAAGGTAAAAAGCCAAGACCTCTTCAAATAAAAATTATGAATGAAATTAAAAATCTTGGATTCAAGGTATTTGTCCTTGATGATGAGAATCAAATTGGAGGGATACTTGATGAAATACAATCCACATGATTATCAAAAATATTCAATTGATTTTATAGAAAATAATCCTATATCTGCATTATTACTTGAATGTGGCTTGGGTAAAACGTCAATTACACTTACTGCAATTAATGATTTGATGTTTGATTCATTTGATGTAAGTAAAGTTTTAGTTATATGTCCGATTAGAGTAGCAAACACTTGGGTACAAGAATGTAAGAAATGGGAACATCTAAATGACCTTAGAATATCAGTTGCAGTCGGAAGTGAAATGGAACGCTTAAGATCATTAAGAGCTAAAGCTGATATTTATGTTATCAATAGAGAGAATGTTCAATGGTTAATTGAATCATCAGGAATTACTTTTAATTATCAAATGGTTGTTATTGATGAAATGTCATCATTTAAAAATGGTAAATCTAAAAGATGCAAAGCTTTACTTCAAGTCCGTTCTAAAATTGATAGAATCGTAGGACTTACTGCAACTCCAACATCAAATGGATTAATGGATTTGTGGAGTCAATATAGAATCCTTGATGGAGGTAAAAGATTAGGAAGATTCATTACCGAGTATAGAAATAGATATTTTATGCCTGATAAAAGAAATGGTGTAATCATTTATTCCTATAAGCTATTACCTTTTGCTGAAGAAGCAATATATGAAAAGATATCTGATATAACAATTTCAATGAAAGCTAAAGACCATTTAAAAATGCCTGAGCTTATTTCAAGTGAGTATAAAGTTTATATGGATGATACTGAAAAAGCACAATATGAACTTCTTAAACATGATTTAGTTGTAAATCTTGATGAGGATGATATTACAGCTGTCAATGCTGCAGTGCTATCTAATAAGTTATGCCAGATGGCTAATGGAGCTATTTATACTGATAAAAAGATAATTCAAAATATTCATGATAGAAAACTTGATGCTTTAGAAGATATTGTTGAGCAAATGAATGGTAAAAACTTTTTACTAGTTTATTGGTTTAAACATGACCTTGAAAGAATAATTAAAAGATTAAATGACATAGGAGCTTCATATTCAAAAATAGATACAACTGAAAGTATTGAAGAATGGAATAAAGGTAAAATTCAAGTTGGCTTAATTCATCCAGCCTCAGCAGGTCATGGAATCAATTTGCAACAAGGTGGTTCAACAATTGTATTTTTTTCACTTACTTGGAGTTTAGAACTTTATGAGCAAGTAATAGGAAGAATTTATAGACAAGGTCAAATATCAGATACAGTGGTTGTACAGCACATTATCACTGATGGAACAATTGATGAAGATATTTTAAGAGCTTTAAAAGATAAGGATGAAACACAAGCATCACTTATTAAAGCAGTAAAAGCAAGAATAGGAGGTGCTAAAGATGGAAAAGCCTAAAATTATAAAAGAACTTTTAAATTTAAGGGATAAAATTACTAATTGCAAAGAGATGATTGAATATTGTGATAGAATGTCATTATCTGTTAGTGGTCAATCATTTGATAATGAAGTAGTTGATCATACAAGAAATTTTGAAGCACCTTTTGTTAAATGGATTTATAGAAAAATAGAATGTGAAGCCAAACTTAAAACTTTAAAAGAACAGTACCAAAGTAGTATCACAAAGTTGAATGAGTATTTATTAGGCTTTGAGATAACTGATGAAATTGAAATAATAACATTAAGATATATTAAGTGTTATGATTGGGCTTATATTCAAAATGAATTATGTACTTCTGAAAGCACTATGTATAGACTTCATAGAAGAGCATTAGTAAGATTAAATGAGCTTGAAAAATTGACAGTAGCTTGACAGTTACAAAAAGTTAGACATGTGGTAAAATGAGAATGTAGGAAAATACATAAAGCAATTATTAGCTCATGAGCGTTGTAGTTCATGGGCTTTTATTATGCCTTTGAAAGATTGGAGGAATTATATCCATGTTAAAAGTTATTGAACTTTTTGCAGGTATAGGAGCACAAAGAAAAGGACTAGAAAGAGCTGGCATTGAACATGAAGTTGTAGCAATTAGTGAAATTGATAAATATGCTTTAAAAGTATATGAAGCACTTTATGGCAATACACCTAATCTAGGAGATATCTCAAAAATTGAAAAACTACCTAAAGCTGATATGTGGACATATTCCTTTCCATGTACTGACATTTCTTTAAGCGGAAGAATGAAAGGATTAGAAAAAGGTAGTGGTACACATAGTAGTTTACTATGGGAAGTTCAAAGATTACTTGAAGTATCTAAAGCAAATGATGAACTTCCTAAATATTTACTGCTTGAAAATGTTAAAAATCTTATATCTAAAAAATTTAAACCATACTTTGATGAGTGGTGTCGCTACCTTGAATCATTAGGTTACAAAAACTTCTATAAAGTATTGAATGGAAAAAACTATAACGTTCCTCAAAATAGGGAACGTATTTTTTTACTCTCAATTCGTAATTGTAACGAAGATTATGTATTTCCAAATGAAATACCACTTACTACAAAGCTAGGTGATTTACTTGAGCCAAATGTAGCTGATAAGTATTTCTTAAGTGGAAAACTTATAACTTGCTTTTCATCTATGAAAAATCGTAATGGCTTAATAAGAGGTTTGAGATTTAGACCAAGAGGTAAAAAGGATGAATATGCTTGGACCATTACAACAGCTCCTGGTTCAAGAGCTACAGATACATTTATTATTGAGCCAATACCTGCTGCAATAAGAGGAAGAACGGATGAAGATGGAAACTATAAGCAACAGCTAGAACTAAAAAAGGATGGTAATACAAATACCTTAACTACAGTTCAAAAAGATAATGTTGTTATAGTTCCACAAAATACAAAGCAAGGTTATGCCATAGCTCATGTTGGTGATGGCATTTATACTAATCGAGCTGATTCAAAACGTGGAGTGGTACAAAGAGAAAGTATACCGACCTTAAAAACATCTAATAAAGATATTGCAGTTGTAGTTGATGATCCAACTGAGCTTATTTCTATAAGAAGACTTACACCAAGAGAATGTTGGAGACTTATGGGATGGACTGATGAGGATATTGATAAAGCATTTAAAGCCGATGTATCTGAAACACAGCTTTATAAAATGGCAGGTAATTCAATTATTGTTAATTGCTTAGAAGCAATATTTAAAAATATACAAGAAGTGTGAGGTGATGATATGAAAAAATTAGATACTTACGAAATGTGGAAAGAAAGAGGAGAACTTGATGATGTTATTAAATTCGTAAAAGAAAGTATAAAGCATCTAGCTACAAAAAATGAAATTGCTGAAGCTTTAAAAGTTACTCCTAAGACAATTATTTCTTTAAGAAAACAATATCCAGATTTTAATGAAGCATTTTCACTTCCAAAGTTAGAACTAAAAAAGGAATTGATGAATTCAATGCTTAAATTAGCTTTAGGTTATGAAGAAATTACTGAGACTCAAGATATCACTGATGGTGGTAAAAATGGAGAGCAAAAAAGAAAAGTAAATAGAGTAAAGAAAATGGTAGGACCTAATTATAAAGCTATCATTTATCTTTTAACTAAGCACTTTGGTAATGAATATAGTGATAAATATGATGAATTAAGACTTATGGAAAAAAGATTAAATCAACAAAAGGAGGAATGGTTAAATGAGCCAAATACAAGTGATTCAAATGAAGATAACGGAGATTAAGCCATATGAAAATAATCCTAGAATTAATGATGGAGCTATTGATGCAGTAGCCAAATCGATAGTTGAATTTGGTTTTAAAAATCCAATTATAATTGATAAAAATAATGTGATTGTGTGTGGACATACAAGAAGACTTGCAGCTATAAAATTAGGACTTGCTGAAGTACCTTGTATTAAAGCCGATGATTTAACTGAGGATCAAATAAGAGCATTTAGAGTTGTAGATAATAAAACCAATGAATTATCAACATGGGATTTAGATAAATTAAAACTTGAATTAGGCGAGATTGAATTAGATATGTCTGATTTTGGTTTTGAAGATTTATTAGACCAAATGAAAGAACTACCTGAAGATGATGAATTTGATGCCGATACTGAGCTTGATAAGGAGTCATTTGTTAAAAAAGGAGATATTTGGTTACTCGGAAGACATCGACTAATGTGTGGTGACACAACTACTGATGATGTAGATAAATTAATGGATGGAAAGTATGCAGACCTTTGTGTAACTGATGCACCTTATAATGTTGACTATGAAGGTGGAAGCGGAATGAAGATTCAAAATGATAATATGAGCAAAGAAGATTTTTATAATTTCTTATCCAAGGCTTTTGCAAATATAAATAAATGCTTAAAACCTGGTGCTTGTTTTTATGAGTTCTTTGCAACATGTGAACATATCAATTTTGAAAATGCTTTAAATGATAATGGATTAAGTCCAAGGCAAGAATTAATTTGGAGTAAAAATGGTCAGTTTACTTTAGGTAGACAAGACTATCAGTGGGATTTCGAGCCATGTTTTTATGGCTGGAAGGAAGGAGAAAGCCACAATTGGTATAGTGATAGAAAGCAAAAATGTGTTCTAACATTTGATAAACCAAAGAAAAATGAACTTCATCCAACACAAAAGCCAATACCACTTATTTCATATTTGATTAAAAATTCATCAAGACCTAAGGATTTAGTAATAGATTTATTTGGTGGAAGTGGTACAACACTTATGGCATCTGAGGAAACTGATAGAACTTGTTTTAGTATGGAACTTGATGAAAAATATGCATCTGCAATTGTTAGACGTTTTGTTAAATCTAAGGGTGGATGTTTAAATGTAATTTGCATTCGTGATGGTAAAAAGTATGATGCAAGTGAACTTTATAATTTTGAAACTGAAGAAATTTTAATTCCAGGTGAGTGAGACCTGAAAAAACTAGCTGATGGAGGAGAAAAATAAAATGAAAATATTAACTAGTGAAGCTGTATTTAGAGGACATCCTGATAAGATATGTGATCAAATTAGCGATGGAATTTTAGATGCATGCTTAAAAGAAGATGTAAACTCAAGAGTTGCAATTGAAACATTAATAAAAAATCATTTAGTTGTAGTAGCTGGAGAAGTTACTACTAAAGCTAATGTAAATTATGAAGAAGTTGTTTATGATGTCTTGAAAAATTTAGGTTATGAGGATTTAGAGGATTTTGATATTGTGGTTGAAGTGTCAAAGCAAAGTCCTGATATTGCTTTAGGTGTAGATAAAGATGGAGCAGGAGACCAAGGCATCATGTATGGTTATGCCGTAAATGAGTGCAAAGAATTAATGCCTCTTCCAATTGTACTTGCAAGAAAAATTGCTATTTGTATGGATTCAATGACTAAGCAAATTCGTGAAGTATTTGGAGCTGATGGTAAATGTCAAGTATCTGTTGAGTATGATGAAAATGATAAACCAAAGAGAGTTGATACTATTGTCGTATCTCAACAAACAACTAGAGGTGTTGAAAGAAGTGTTTATACAAGATTTATTATTGAGGAATGTATTTTAAAAGTAATTCCTAATTATTTAATGGATTCTAATACTAAAATTTTAATAAATCCAACAGGAGAATTTGTAGAAGGTGGAGCTTATGCCGATTCAGGCTTAACTGGTCGTAAGATTATTTGCGATACCTATGGTGGTATTGGTCGCCATGGTGGTGGAGCATTTAGTGGAAAAGATGCTACAAAGGTTGATAGGCTTGGTGCTTATTATGCTAGGTATGTTGCCAAAAATATTGTAGTAGCTGGACTTGCTAATAAATGTGAAGTTCAAGTAGCTTATGCTATTGGAGTTGATAAACCAGTAGCAGTTAATATTGACACTTTTGGTACAAGCAAATATAGTAATGAGCAAATCAAAGATGCCGTTCTTAAATTCTTTAATTTTTTACCAAAGGCAATGAAAACTGAAATTATTAATTCTAATGTATCTTTTAGAAGTTTAGCTGAGTATGGTCATGTAGGTAGAAGTGATATTCGTGTTCCTTGGGAAAGGACAAATAAGGCTTATATCTTAAAAGCCTATTTCAAACAAAAGTATGCCAAGCGAATATGAAAAGATTAGAAGATTCTATAAAAGTGATAAATGGAAAATTGCTAGAGCTATGAAGATAGCTTCAGCAGCAGGAAGATGTGAAAGGTGTGGTGATGTTGGTACTGAAGTACACCACATCATTCACTTAACTCCTGAAAATGTAGATAATCCTGAAATAAGTATTAATCAAGATAATCTATTATTGCTTTGTAAAGAATGCCACAACAAGGAACACGAACGCTTTACTGATAAGAAATATTATAAATTTGACTCCGATGGTAATGTAGTAAAAAAGTAGATTTCATGGTATAATTTCATCAATAAAGGTTGGTGAAAATGTACCATGAAAAAGAAGAAAATAATTTATATACCTTTGATTATTGGGTTTGTATTAGCTGTTTTATTGATATGTTTTTCTTTTTTAGAAAAAGATATTTTGAATAAAATATTGAGTATAGCATTAACTATTGATATATCTGCGACTTTTACAATTAATATATTTGTTAATAAACAAGAGATTAACCATGCTGATAATGTGAATAATGCTTATGTTAAAAAAAGTAATATTGAACATGCAGATAATATTAATTTTTATCAAGACCAAAGCTTAACTATTATTGATAATAGTAATATACAAATAATCCATGAATTTTCAAAGTGGTTTTATAATGAATATAAGAGAAAAAAAGATAAGCATTTTACATTAGATTTTATAGAAAGCTATGAAGAAAAAATTTGTACACCTTCAATGTTTATTTCTAATAAAAAACTTAATTCATTACTTGAAAAAATAAAAGAAGCAATTACTGATGTAGTAAATAAAAAACATACTAAAACATATAGTGAAAGTATTGTTTACATTGGATTAGATTTAGATAAATCCGTTGGATATTTTGAAGCGGTCGATAAACTATATGAATGTTTAAATAATTTTTTTGAGGAATATAAATTAATCCCTCCCCAGGTCTAAAATTCAAGCATTTGTAAAGTACCGTTCGGCCCCACCTCAGAAATGCGTGGCCTAGAATTTTTGAAAATTTGAAATTTAAAAAATTGAATAAAAAATTAGGTATATCTTAGTTTATCCGAAGAGTAGCATAAAAAGCTGCTCTTTTATTTTACTTTCAAGTTGATATTTATTGCTTTTAGAGTGATTAATAGACACGAATAAGGAGGATGTTAACATGACTAATTTAAAAGTTGGATGTTATATCAAAATAAAAAATATGGAAGGTGAACCTGAATATCTAGAAAAGGTTGGTAAAGTAATCTTAATTGATGATGCTAATCAAATACATGGTACATGGGGAAGTTGTGCTTTAATTATTGGAGTTGATGAATTTGAAGTTTTGCCTGATGAGAGAATTCCTTTATTTGAGATGTGTGAAAAGAATAGAACAGGTCTAAGAGGAATGAATCACCTTGTTGATTATTATGTTAGTTCAGTAGGTATGTCAGAAAAAGAAGCTGTCGATTATGCTATTGGATTATTTCACAATGGTACAATTCAAGAAATTCAGTTCATTGGAAAAGATGGTAAAGAAATATAAAAAGCTAAGTAGTTTATATATTTTTGATATATAAAAATAGATAAAAAAAGATACACAATTAACTTGCTATAGTGTCCGTTTAGAGTGATATATATACACGACGAAGGGAAGAAACAACCTTCAAGGAGGACACGAAGATGAAAGAAAAAATTGAAAAGCAAATTGAAAAAATGAAGAAGCAAACAATCGGTGTTGAAATTGAAATGAACAACATCACAAGAATGGATGCAGCAAAGATGGTTGCAGCATACTTTGGAACAAGAGCATGGTACGCAGCAAGAGATTATGGTTACGATGCTTGTGCCTGCAAGGATAGAAAAGATAGAGTTTGGAAGTTCCAAAAGGATGTATCAATTGCAGGACCTGATAGTGAAAAATGCGAAATGGTTACACCAATCTTAACCTACGATGACATTGAGGACTTACAAGAGATTGTTAGAGCATTAAGAAAAGCTGGAGCAAAAAGCGATGCTTCAAGAGGATGCGGAGTTCACATTCATGTAGGAGCCAACGGACACACACCTAAAACATTAAGAAACCTAACAAACATTATGGCATCACACGAAAGCTTAATTATTGAAGCCTTAGGAATTGACAATTTTAGAATTGATAGATACTGCCAAACAGTAGACCCTAGATTCTTAAAGGCGGTCAACAAAAAGAAACCTCAATCAATGAGCCAATTTGCAGATGTTTGGTATGAAAGTCAAAATTGCGACTTTGGAAGAACTCAACATTATAACAGCAGCCGCTACCACATTCTAAACTTCCACTCAACATTCACAAAAGGAACAATTGAATTTAGATGCTTCGAATTCAAGAGTCCAAAAGATGGAAAACAAAATGGACTTCACGCAGGACAATTAAAAAGCTACATTCAATTTTGCTTAGCCTTAAGTCAAATGGCAAAAGAGGTAAGCGGAGCTTCATCAAAACCTCAACAAAATGAAAACCCTAAATACGCAATGAGAACTTGGTTATTAAGACTAGGCTTCATTGGTGAGGAATTCAAAACAGCAAGAGAAACATTAACAAAGAATTTAAAAGGAGATGCAAGCTTCAGAAGTGGGTTAAGACCTGCTCCTCAAGCTGCAATCTAGGAGGTCAAGAAAATGAAAAAAATGTATTACTTAGCTTATGGTTCAAACCTTAATGTTGAACAAATGAAAAAGAGATGCCCTGATGCAGTGGTAGTTGGAACCTCAGTTCTCGATAGCTACCGATTAATGTTTAAAGGAAGTAAAACAGGTTCATACCTTACAATCGAGAAAGCTGAAGGACATCAAGTTCCTTTAGGAGTATGGGAAGTAAGTAAACGTGACTTGGCAAGACTTGACGTTTACGAGGGCTACCCTGCGTTTTATTATCGAAAGCGAGTAAATGTGCCACTCAAAGATAAAAAAGGCACACAGGCCAACGTAGAGGGAATTATTTACATTATGCATGAAGATAGAAAGCTCGGATGTCCAACTAATTATTATTTTGATACCTGCCTTAAAGGTTATAACGACTTTGGTTTTGATATTGAAATGTTGATGGAAGCATTTATTTATAGCGTTGGTGAGGAGGTATTTAAAAATGGAAACTAGAGAGAACTTAATTAAAACTTGTCCTTTGTGTGGGAAGACTTATAAAGGTCATCCTGCGATTTCAAGAAAGGATAACATCACACCGATATGTCCTACTTGTGGAACAAGAGAAGCCCTTGAAAGTATAGGAATTTCTAAAGAAGAACAGGATAAAATTATTAATACAATTCCAATAATGGATGAAGATAAATAAAAACAATCGCCAACAAAAGCCTCACAAACGGCCAACGTTGGCTTTTTTAGTCCTTGTTGGTTAATTGCTCGAAGAAGTAATAAAAACCCAACACAGGCCAAACGTTCGAAGAAAGGAGGATACCAAATGGATAAGAAAGAGTTAGCAATAAAAGAATACGAAAGATTAAAAAGTTTATTTGCTAATGCTGATGAAGCAAAGGTTAATTTAGTTGATGAACTTTTAAGAAAGGCTGCTTTTTTAAAAATTGAACTTGACTCACTTGAAAATGGAATAAGAAGAAATGGTGTCATGCAATTATCTAATAAAGGTAATGCAAGAATCACATTAGCTTATAAAGCATACCTTCAGTCAATTTCTATTTATTCAAATATCATCAAAACACTAAATACCATACTTGGTGGAACTGAAGATGATGGCGATGATTCATTTGATGAGTTCTTAAAGAAAGTGGAGGAAAGATAATGTATACAATTTACTGCAAAATAAATAATGGTGGTACGATGACTTCAAAATCTATTTTACCACTTCATGTTGGAACAAAAGGTGATAGAAATTGTACTAAGATTAAATGTGAAATAGGTGACTTGATTGAAGGAAGATATCAATATTTAAAATTCTATCATCCTAAATCAACAGTCCTATTGAGACTTTCAAATAATGAAGTTGTTATTCCTTCTAATGTTACTTCCATAGCTGGCAAGTGGCTTATTTCATTTATCTCATCAACAAATGCAGTCACCTATTCTAGAGATACATTTGATTATTTGTTTTCAACAATTCCTATTGAAGCTGAGATAAGTAATGGACTAATGGAAATTAATATTTTAAGTGAAAATGAGAAGAAGATTGAAGAACAACAATCACAAATTCAAAGTATGGAAGCCTTAGAAAAAGATTTAATTTCAATGAAGTTTCAAGAACTTGTTATTCCTGATTACATTGAATCAATAGGTAATTACTTTTTGTATAATGCCAATAACAATATCTCAAGACTTCTTGTTGGTAAGAAGGTAGCTTCAATTGGCTCTTATGCTTTTTATGGAATGCAAATTAGTAAAATTCAATTTGATGAAGGAGCGGTCATTTCAAAATTTGAAGATTACGCATTTAGTCATGTGTATGCATCTGAAATATTGCTTCCTCGTTCATTAACTGAATATGGTCATTATGCTTTTAATGGTGGAGGAGTAAATACCTTAGGATTTGAAAAAGGTTCTAATCTTACATTAATAAATGCTAATGCATTTAATGGTGTAACAATTGACCGCTTGATACTTCCTGATGGTTTAAAAAAGTTTGCTGCTAATGGATATGTATTTAGAAATTCAAATATTAGATATATGGAAATACCAGCAACCTTAACAAGTAATATCGTTCAAGGTACATTTCATACTACATATGTGATAGAAGATATCAGTTTAGGTAGTGGCTTTAATGTATCTTGTAATTTTAGTAATGTTTCAACCTTGACTCATGATTCAATTAAAAGAATGTTTGAGTCATTATTAAATAGAACTGGACTCGACGCTTTATCAATTACCATTGGTTCAACTAATCTTGCTAAGATGAGTAATGATGAAATAGCAATCGCAACAAATAAGAACTGGACAGTTTCATAGGAGGTCATTATGGAATTAAAAAGATATCAAGCAGCAAAAGGTAAAGTATGGAAATCGAAAATTGATGGAGCGTACTTATCTGATTTGTTAATTTTAGGTAAAGAAGATTCAATCAATAACTATGAAGAGGTTGATCCACCAGTAATAGAAGATGATGAGTCATGAATTATTTAAAAGAGTATTATTCAGAAATTCAAAAAGGAAATATCATCATAGGAAATGAACTAAGAGTTGTCTTAGATAGGGTCATAGCAGATTTAGATAATCCTAGATACACCTATGATGAAAAGCCTGGACAAATAAGAATTGATTTTATTGAAACATTTTGTAAACATACAAAGTCACCATTTAATGGCCAACCTTTTATTCTTGAATTATGGGAAAAAGCAATGCTTCAAACTGCCTATGGATTTAAGTTTAAAGATACAGGATTAAGAAGGTTTAATGAAGTAATATTACTGATTGCCAGAAAGAATGGTAAGACAACATTTGTTGCAGGAATCGACCTTGCTGAATTCTTTTTATCAAAAGGTGGAGTTGATATTGTGTGTGCTTCGAACACAAATGATCAGGCTTCAATCCTTTTTGAAGAAATAAATAATATGAGAGAACAGTCAAAGGCTCTTTCAAAAGCTAATCGAAGCAAGAAAAATATATTCTATATTTATTCACCAAGGAACAAAAATAAGATTAAGAAATTATCTGGTCAGTCACGAAACTTGGATGGATATAACATAGAGGTTGGCTGTATTGATGAGGTGCATCAAATGACTGATTCAAAAGTATATGATGCAATTAAACAATCACAATCAACTAAAGAAGAACCACTGATTTTCATTATCACAACAGAAGGTAATGTAGTTGGTGGTTTTTTAGATAAAAAGCTCGAATATTGTAGGAAGATGATAAAAGGTGAAATTGCGGATGAACGTGTACTTCCTTGGCTTTATACGCAGGATAGTGAAAATGAAATCTATTCTGATAAATCATCGTGGCAAAAATCAAATCCATCACTAGGTAAAGTAAAGACAGTTCATTACCTTGAAGATATTATGAATAAAGCTAAAAATGATTTATCAACTAGACTTACGATGTTGTGTAAGGATTTTAATATTAAGCAACTTGAATCAGGTACTTGGTTAACATTTGATGAGCTTAATAATGAAACTAAATTTGATATTGAAGAAATAAGAGATACCTACGCTGTTGCAGGCGTTGATTTATCTGCGACGACCGATTTAACAGCTGCAGTTATTGTAGTAGTTAAAAATGGTAAAAAGTATGTCCTTCCTCATTTCTTTATGCCAAGTGAAGTCTTACAAAAGCGAATTGAAGAAGATAGCGTACCTTATGATATCTGGGTTAGAAAAGGATTTATAACTCTAACTGAAGGAAGTAAGAATGACTTTTCAAAGGTTACTGAGTGGTTTTTACATCTTGTTAGAGATTATGAAATAAGACCTTTGTGGGTTGGTTATGATCCATGGAATTCTCAATATTGGGTTGATGAAATGGAAGAAGCTAGCTTTACCTTAGAGAAAATAAGGCAAGGTGTTTATACATTATCAGAGCCAATGAAACAGCTTGAAGCGGATATTAAGAATAAGGATGTTATTTATGATAATAATCCAGTCTTAAAATGGTGTTTAGCTAATACTCAAGCCAAGGTAGATATTAATGGAAACATACAACCAAGTAAGGTTAATTCAAGGTTTAAACGAATAGATGGTGCAGTTGCATTAATCATCGCTTATGCAGTCTTGAATAGATACACCAAAGAGTATGAGAACATGCAAAGTTAGGAGGAATAATCGTGGGAATATTCAAAAGAAAAAACAAATCAAATAATCCTGTTACAGGTTTTAAGATGGTTCATGGACTCGAAATTCCACTTATTCCTTTTGGTGATAATGTCTTAAAAAGTGATGTAGTCATGATTTGTATCGATAGGATAGCTTCTCAATGTGCAAAGCTAAAAGGTAGATACATTAAAGTTGATGAAAAAGGAATTCAAACTGAAAAGAATGGACCGATTACCTTTTGCCTTAAAAGAAGACCTAATGAACTTATGACTCCTTACCAGTTTTTGTATAAAGTGGTCTCGTTATTACTGCTTAATGATAATGCATTTGTGTATCCGCTTTACGATAAAAATGATCTGACACTCAAAGGCTTGTATCCGATTAATCCAATAATTGTTGAGCCAATTGAGTACGAGGATGGAAGCCATACTTATAAGTTTTATTTTGAAGATGGTAGTAATTATGAAATACCTACTGAAAATGTGATTCATTTAAGAAGGTTCTATTATAAAAATGATTTCTTTGGTGGATCTAATTCTAGTGGTGACCACGAAGCATTGCTTAAGACAGTAAAAACTAATGATGCCTTGCTTCAAGGAGTTAATGCTGCAATTCAAACATCATTTAAAATTAAAGGTATTTTGAAGATAAATGGAATGCTAAAAGAAGCTGATAAAATGAAGCAACTTGATGAATTTCAAAGAGCAATTTTAAAAGCTACAGAAGGTGATAGTTCAATTGTACCTATGGATACAAAAGCTGAATATGTACCTTTAACGGCTGATCCTAAAGTGGTCGAATCAACTACACTAGATTTCGTACAAAATAAGATACTTGATTACTATGGTGTTAGTAAAGCAGTGTTTTCAAATAATTATGATGAAAATGAATATAACTCATTTTATGAGTCAACAATTGAGCCTTTAGCTATTCAACTTAGCGAGGCTTTTTCTTTGGGCTTACTAACCAATAATCAGCTTGAAAGAGGTGAAGAAATTATCTTTTTCTCTGAAAGATTACAATACGCTTCTTGGAATACCAAGGTTGGAGCTATTGAAAAACTGATGGGACTAGGACTTATGAGCCTAAATGAATCAAGAGCTTTACTTGGACTTGAGCCAATTGAAGGCGGAGATAAGAGACTTCAATCTTTAAATTATGTTGATGCATCAAAAGCAAATATGTACCAAGTTGGTGAAACAAATGAAAATGGAGGAAATGAAAATGGATAAAACAAAAATTGAAAATAGACTAGCAAATGTCGAGTTCAAGGAATCAGAAGATAACAAAATGGTCCTTGAAGGATATGCTCTAGTTTTTAACCAAGAGACACTTATTGGTGATGAGAAGAATGGATTTATTGAGTCAATCGATAGAAATGCTTTAGCAAATACCAATATGAAAGATGTCCCTATGAAATATAACCATAATGATTCATTTTTGATTATTGCGAGAACTCGTAATAACTCATTACAGCTTATGGTTGATGAAATTGGTTTAAAGGTTCGTGCTGAGCTTATAGATACTGAATCAAATAAAGATATTTATAAGATGGTTAAAGCTGGACTTTTAGATAAAATGAGCTTCGCTTTTACTGTTAGCTCACAGAAGATTGATAGAAGTGGCGATATTCCAAAAAGAACTATCACAGGTATTGATAGACTTTATGATGTGAGTGTTGTCGATTTACCTGCTTATGATCAAACTTCTATAGCAATTGGTCGTTCTTTAGCTTTAGTGGATACTGAGTTGAAGGCTATGGATATGGCAGACCAAAAAGCAAAAGCAGAAATCATTAGAAAAAGAATTCATATTAAAACAAATTATTAGGAGGAATAAAAAAATGAATTTATTTGCTAGATTAAAAGAAATTGATGCTAGACTAGCTGAAATACGCAAGTCATCTACTGATGAAATGGATGTAGAAAAATTAACTACATTTGAAACTGAATGTGACAAACTTCAAGAAGAAAGAAAAATGATTGAGGCAAAATTAAGTATTACTTCAAAGACTGAAATGAAACCTATTATGATGGAATCAAAATCACAAAATCAAGAAATGTTAGAAAAGCGTGGTAAAGATTTTATTGAAGGAAGAACTATTAAAGTATCTAGCGATGAAGTTTTATTGCCAAATCATACTGACACTTCACTTTCTCCTTACCCATTTTTAGAAGCAAGTGAAATTATTGATAAGGTTAAAGTTGTTAATTTAAATGGTGGAGAGACTTATACTAAATCATTTGTTAAGTCAAATGGGATTACCGGATTAACTGAAGAAGGTAAACCTGCAACTGAGACTGAACCAGGATTTGGTTATGCAACTATCTCTAAGGTAAAAGTTACAGCTTATACTGAAATTACTGAAGAGTTAGAAAAACTACCTGCAATTAATTATCAAGCTGAAGTTATTAAAAATATTAATACATCTTTAAAGAAGAAAATTTCTCAACAAATTCTTTTAGGTACTGGTGAGTCTAATACATTTACAGGTATCTTCTCAGATAACGCTGTTGCTTTAGCTGATCAAGCACCATTAGAACTTAGTGAAATTACTGATACAACTTTGGATGATATTGTATTTGGCTTTGGCGGTGATGAAGCTGTTGAAGGTGGAGCAGTATTAATTTTAAATAAGACTGATTTAGCTAAATTTGCAAAACTTAGAACAAGTGATGGAAGAAAAGTACATGTTATTGATTATGTTCAAAAAACAATTGATGGCATTCCTTATGTAATTAATAGTTATTGCTCATCTTTATCTAATCCTGCAACTGCGGATGGTTCTTATTGTATGGCTTATGGCTACTTACAAAATTATGAAGTACCAGTATTCTCAGCAGTTGAGATTGGTAAATCAACTGATTATAAATTTAAAGATGGCATTATTTGTTATAAAGCCTCAGTGTTTACTGGTGGTAATGTTGTAGGATACAACGGCTTCTTAAGAATTAAAAAGAAAGCTAGTGTATCTAAGGCAAGTCAAACCTCATCAAAGTAGGTTAAACCGATGGTCGTTTAAAGGTTGATGGAGTTTTCTGAAGCTTAACTAAGTAAGAAAGCACAATGAACAGAAATGAGTATAAGTAAAAAGGTACAATGAACTGAAAAAAGTATGAGTATGATGGAACAATGAAAGGAAATTGAGTAAAAGAGTACAATGAAAGAAAAGCGAGTAAAAAAGTACAATGAAATGAACGTGGAGAAAAGGTACAAGGAAACGACTAGGTGTTGACCGAAAGGCTTCCCCGAAAGGAGTACGAAGGAACAATCAAAGCAAGTAAAAGTAAAAAGGAATAATGAAAGTGAGTACGAGTAAAAAGGAATACTGAAAGAAAGTACAAGTAAGAAGGTACAAAGAAAAGAAATGAGTAAAAGTAAAATGGAACAATGAACAGAAAAGAGTATAAGTAAAACGGAATAATGAACAGGGATGCGGAATGTATGTAAAGAAAGGACGTTGTGTATGAACATAAGAAATGATGACGATTTCTTAATTGAAATCAAGAAGGCTTTAATGATTCCAGCAATGGAGACATATGCAGATAGCGAGATAAAACTACATATTGAATCGTGTTGTCAATTGCTTATTTCGATAGGCGTTGATAAATCCACAGTACGTAGCGACAATCCCCTTGTTAAAGGATTAATCTTGATATATGTAAAGACATTCTTTGGTTTCAAAAGTGATGGAAGTGTTAAGGAATTGCCTTCTAATTTTGAGCTATTGGTACGCCAACTTGCACTTAATTCGGAGGAGTCCTAATGTTTCCTAATTCTGCCAATGTAACTCTCTATCTCCTTGCCATCGTTAACAAGTCGGATGCTTTAGGAATAAGGTGTCCGACTATAAATTTTAAAAAAGAAGTAATAGGATGTATGAAATCTATTACTGCTACTGAGTATCAAACAAGCGTTGCTTTGAATGTGAAAAGTGAAATAAAAATAAGCCTACAATGCTTTTTGTATTCTGGTGAAAAGTTTGTTTTATTGAAAGGTGAAATCTATAAAGTAGATAGAACTTATCAAAACGGACAATTCATCGAATTATATTTATCTTTAAGTGATTACAAGAAGGAGGAAATTCTAGATGCCACTATCAATAGATAAAAGTGTTTTGAAAATCTCTGAACTTGTAAGTGAATACACTAAAGATGTTCAAGAAGAAATTGTAGAAAGGCTTAATCATACAGCTGATGAAATATTAGCTTATATTAAAACAAATACTCCAAAAGGAAATAGCACAAATCACTTAGCTGATTCATTTGTTAAAACAAAAATTGGAACAGGAGTTAATCAAGTTATTTATATTTCATCGAAAACTAAAAGTAGATTGGTTCACTTAATTGAACTTGGATTCAAACATAGAAGTGGACGTCATGTTGCAGCACAACCTTTTATGAGGCCAGCTTATAGTGAATTTACACCTGAAATGCTTGAAGATATTAAAAAGATTATAAATGGAGGATAGCCTATGACATTAGAAACTATTTATTCCATTCTAGATAAAGTTTTAAAAGACAAAGTATTCTATGCAGTAAATGTTTATGACAATGAAGAAAATGCTCCAATGCCATATATCGTTTATCAAGAAATAACTAAAAAGCCAAAGGGATATCATGACGATGTTCCTATTTTTTATGTTTCAAGCATTCAGATTACTCTTGTCACAAAGAAAAAAGACCTTACTCTTGAGGAAACTTTAGAGAAGGCATTATTAAAAAACGGATTAAGTTTCTCGGTTTTAAGTGAAACACATAATAGCGATAAATCAATAAATCGAGTTTATGAAATTGAAATGGAGGATTTTTAAATGGCAAATAATATTGTAACTTTTGGCCTTAAGAATGTTCATTATTCTAAGGCTACATTTAATCCTGTTGATGGAACTTGGTCGTTTGCTACACCAGTTGCACTTCCAGGAGCACAAGAGTTTTCAAGTGATTTAATTGGTAGCTCAACACAGGTTTATGCCGATGATCAAGTAGTGGCTACATTAATTCAAAATGCAGGTAGAACTCTAACCTTAAAACTCACTGAATTAATTGATGAATTCAAAACTGATATTTTAGGTTATAAGAAACTTGATAATGGAAATCTTGTAGAAATTGTAAATGCTGAAGTAGTTACTTTTGCATTAGGTTTTGAATTACAAGGTGATGCTAAGGCAAGAAGAACATGGTTTTATTTATGTACTGCCTCACCAATTAATGAAGCAACTAAGAGTAAAGCTGATTCAGTTGAAGCAAACTCAATCTCTTTAACAATTACAGCTAGACCTATTGCTATTGATGCAGATAATTACACAACACATATTACAGCTTCGAAAGGAGACGCAAACTATGCGACATTCTTAAGTGTTGCACCAGTTTTGCCTGTGCTTAAATAATGGATAGTATTATTAAGATTGGAGGTCGTGAATTACCAGTTCATGCCTCATTAAAAACATTAATCGATTATAAGTCTACCTTTGGTACTGATTTGTTTGAAGATTTAGATAAGATACAAAATATTAAAAGCGATTCTATTGGTAGCTTATCAGGAGTTATTAATACATCATTTCAAATTATTTATATCTTACATAAGCCTTATGCAAAAGAGAAAACATTTGTAGAGTTTATGGACACTTTTGAGTTTGGAGTGTTCCAAAGCACTGAAGCTATGAATGAATTAACTGGAGTATTTGGCTTACTCTTTCCAGGGACAAAAGAGCAAAGCAAAAGTCCCAGAGAAAATAAAACGGAAGCACCAAGCGACTAGTAATATCATATTTAATTTATCTCAAATGGGCATCTCACTATCGGATGCCTTTTTGATTGAGATTGATACTTATTTTGAGCTTGTTGATTTATTTATGGAGTCAATGGGAAGAAGTGAGGACTCATCAAGAGAGGCAACACAATCTGACATTGACAATTTTTTGCTATAGGAGGTTAAGTAAATGGCTGAAACAATAAAAGGTTTAAACATTAAATTAGGACTTGATGCTACTGAACTTAACGAGTCCTTAGGTAAAGTAAGAGCAGAATTAAAAGAACAACAAGCCGACTTAAAAGCTATTAATCAAAGACTTAAATATGATTCATCTAATATTGATTTATGGAAGAATAAACAAACTAAATTAAATGAGGTTTTAGATTCTACAAAGAGGAAATTAGAACTTCAAAAACAAAAATTAGAAGAAGCTAAGGAAGCAGTCAAAGTTGGTGCAATAAGTGAATCTGAATTTAAGAAACTTGAAAGAGGAGTAGAATATGCTGAAGCTGATGTTTCAAAGCTAAATACCGAGCTTAAAAATACTAGTGCAAAGATACTAGAACTTGGTAATGAAAAATGGGATAAGCTAGCAGGTGTTGGTAATAAACTCACAAAGTATGTAACAGCTCCTATTGTAGCGACAGGTACAGCTTTATCCGCTCTTTCTTATAAGTCACTTGTTGCATCAGATGCCTTAGCTGATACAGCCTCTAAAGTGTATCTATCAGCTGAGGCATTCCAGGAATGGAGCTATGCTGCAGAGATTTTAGCAGCAGATCAAAACCAATTACAAAAAGCATTTGTTAAGGTTAATGCTCTTTTAGGAGATATAGCAAATGGAAGTGCTGATAGTGTTAATGAAAAACTAAAACTTATCGGTTTAACTAGTGAGGATTTAGCTGGACTTAATACTGATGAGGCTTTCATGAAAATTAGAAACGCTTTATCTTCAGTAGGGGACGAAGCCACAAGAACAGCAGTGGCCAATGAAATATTTGGTGATAAATTAGGTGCTGAGCTTACTCAAGTAATATCCGCTTCAACAAGCCAAATAGAAGACTTAAGAAATGAATGTAGAGAACTAGGAATTGTATCAAATGAAGATGCTGAAAAAGCAGGAGAATTTACAGATGCCATTTCAAGATTAAAACAAGCATTAACAGGTCTTAAAAATGAACTTGCTCAAGCTTTACTTCCAGTTTTAAATAGTCTTGTTTCAATAATCACAAATAAGATCGTACCAGCTCTTAAAAGTATGCTTAATTGGTGGAATAATCTATCAAAAGTTATGAAGGTGTTTATTGGGACACTACTTGGAATTGTAACGGCAGCAGGGCCAGTCTTAGCTATCATTGGTAAACTGATACCTTTGATTTCAAAAATTAAGGCAGGACTCACAGCTTTAAAAGGAGCAATTACAATAGCTAGTGGAGCAATCAAGGCTTCAACACTTGGTATTGTAGGACTTGTTGCAGTTTTAGCTGTTATTTTGCTTCAAAATGAGAAGTTTAGAGAGCTGCTTGGTAATATTATAAATATTATTTCAAAACTACTTAATAAAGTTATGGGCTTTATTCAAGAACTAGTTAATTCTTTAATGCCAATTATTAAGACGATAATGGATTTAATAAATAAAGTAATTGATATGTTGGTTGAGGTTATAGATAAAATATTACCTCCACTTGAATCAATTATTAATGTAGTTATCGGTTTGCTTGAAAAATTAATGCCTTTAATTAAGATAATTCTTGAAGTTATAACTTCATTAATTGGTAAAGTAGTAGATTTGATTACGACAATATTAAAACCAATCATGGACGTTCTAGGTGTAGTTATTGATTTAATTGCTGATCTTGTTGATGCAATTTTAGAATTAATAAATGCCGTTTTAGATACTATTATGGATGTTTTAAATGTCTTAGTTGATATTATTGAAGTAGTGGTTTCATTAGTTGGCGATGTAGTTAAGATTTTAGGCTCTATTTTAAAGCCAATCTTAAAAGTTATCGTTACTTTGCTACAACCAATTATTAAGGTTTTGAAAATTGTTATTGAGCTTATCTCTAGCATTATTAAATTACTAGAACCTTTAATCAAAGTATTACTTACACATTTAGAGTTACAGCTTCAATTAATTAGTTCAGTTTTATCAGCTTTTGAACCAATTTTAGAGACAATAGGAAATGTCATAGAAACAGTTATATCTCCAACATTAGAACTTTTAAACACACTATTAAAACCTATTTTAGATATTTTAAATTGGATAATTGATGCAATTAAATGGCTTGCAGATAATCTATCAAGCATCTTTGAAGGAATAAGTGATGGAGTTTCTAATTTTGCTGGTGGAATAGTTGATAAAGTATCTGGTGTAGTTGGAAGTATAACTGAAAAATTTAGTGGTATGTTTGGTTGGCTTAAAGATAAATTTAAAGGCTTTACAGGCTTTCTTGGTGAGGTTGGAGAGAACATTGGAAACTTCTTTAAAGGAGCGGTTGATGGCGTAAAAGGTACAATTGAGAAGGCAACTGATGCAGTGTCAGGTTGGGCTAAAAAAACATGGGGTAATGTAAAAGGATGGTTTGGTTCAGTTGGAGATTGGTTTAGTGATACTTTCAATCTTAATGGAAATAAAACATCTAATTATTCAACTACAAATAGTAGCCAAACAACAAACAATGTAACAGTAAATACTTCATCATCAGAATTCGATGTTGATTCAATAAATAAAGCGTTAGGAGGTGCCTATTTATAATGAGAAAGTTATATCTTGTAAATGAAATAGGTACTACCTATTTTTTTGATTATAGGTCATCTTCATTGATTTCAAGCATTGGTAATCTTGGAGTTGAAAAGCAAAATACTTATGTAGCTTATTCAAATAGATATACCTGTGTTGAAATTAAAAATCCTCAAGCATCACTTGATTTTGAAGTTGTATTTTTAAATGGTTATAATGGCTATTCAAAGTTCCTTGATTTTATTAGATCTTCTAATGAATTAAGGCTTTTTTATAATAATGGGAAAGATACAAAATATGCTTATGTTTCGTTTAAATCAATAACTAAAACTGAGCTTCAAAGTAATACAATTCAAAGCTCATTATCTTTGGATAAATTATCTTTGTGGCTTAATAAAGTTAATTATCAAATATCAGTTAATGAAGATGTAAAAGGTAAAACATTTCCATTTGGCTATCCACACATTTATAGTTCATCATATAATGGTGAAATTTATGTAAAAAATAATGGAGAAGTAAAAGCACCTTTAAATATCATAATCGCTGGTGCAGTTAATAATCCTAGAGTTGATATTCTTGATGGAGATACGATTATATCTTCATTAAAGATTATGGTTAAATCGGATGATTGCATAATAACTGTTAATTCAGATGAATCAGATCAATTTATAACTATTACTGAAAATGGAGTAACTAAAAATGCTTATCAAATGCAGGATTTTTCATGTGATAATTTTTTATTCATTGATAAGGGTGAAAAGAAGATAAGATTTAGTCCTGGAGTCAATGCTAAAACGACTTGTAATATTCAGCTTCTTGAAGGGTATGGTGGCAACTAATGGAAGTAATATTTTTAGATTATTTAACTTTATCTGTACTTGATTATGGATACGCAAATGATAATTTCACGATTATTATTGATAATGTCATACCTCAAAGTTCATCGTTTGAAATCAATAAAGAAGCAGTGAGTGCCAGTGTAGGAGATTACCTTATTGTTAAAGATAAGAAGATAAACTACATAGGAATTATTACTTCAATTGATTTGAAAAATCATATTACAGAGGTTAAAACGAAAGATTTTATATCAATTTTGGATTATAAGATGAAGTTAACATCATATTCTGGTAACTTATCAATTTATCTTTTAAATTTAATAAAAAAGGCTTTTATTTCTAATTCTGATTATCTTCAAAATATGAGTTATTTAACAATCAGTAGAGATGCTGAAGTAGTAAATGGAGCATTAACATTTGAAGAAGATACAGTAGATTCTATTTCAAGTGTTGTTTCAACTCTAAATAAAGCCTACTCAATTGGTTTAGTTTATAGCCTTGTTTATGATAATGGAAAGATATCAGGAATTGACCTTCATATTACAAAATGTAAAAAAGGAGTGACCTTAAAATCTAGCATTGCCTGTATTAGTAATTTAGTGATTACTGATAATAACACGCAAACAGTAAATAAGGTCACTTTTTATCCTAAAGATTCAAATGTTACATACAAAAATACAATCAATTATTATCTTTTCACTGATGGCACAATTTCAAATCAAAACGATAATACAAAACGTTATAAATCAATTAATTCACTAGCTAAAACTTACTCTGATAGTGACTATAATTCTTTATACACAACCGCTCAAAAAGAGATGTTAACATCATCACTTGAACATTCAATTACATTTGATTATTTGGTAAATAGCAAAATTGCACCATTGTTTGATATCTTAAACGTTGGTGATTTTATTGAGTTTATTACACCAAATAAAACATATCAAACCATGATTACAAAGATCACATTTAAAGGAAATATACTCACTGCGAATGTGACTCTTGGTGAGTATCGAGTTAGTTTAACAGAAAAAATTAAGCTGCTAAGCAAAAAATAAGGAGGTCTTAAGATGGCTTTAGTAAAAATAACATTCGATGGTAGTAGCGTATCTTCAAAGCAAGATGCCGATATCAATTATCATTTAACAGGTCTAAAAGCTGATGGAGTTATTAGAGGCTTGGGTGGAGAGCTTGCTGTATCAGCTTCTAACAATTACATAACATTTAAAAGTGGCTATGTTCAAATTTATGGAAGAAGATTATATGTTGAAGAAGGTAGTCAAGTTTATATTTCTTTAGATTCAACTAAGAATGGATATGTAATTATTCAGATAAATTTATCCAATAATACGGCAACATTAACAAAGGTCGAAAGTACATCATTTCCAACACTTACACAGCAAAACCTCCATAATAATGGTACGATTTACCAAATGGCGATAGCAAAATACTCAAAAACAACCACATCCTTGACTCTTGATTTAACCTTCAAACCTAACTATATTGAAACACCTTTATCAGTCGCCAATAGTGGCTATCAAGAGGCAGTAAAGTATGTTGATAGTCGTTATGGTTTTTATACAAAGAAGAACTATGGCACTTCAAATAAATGCACAATTTATCTTTATGAGGATGAATATAACACCTATAATTCGACAATTTTCTTTGTGAAACTAAGTGTAGGTATAATGGTTGCAATTCCAGGAAATGGATCAAGTGGAATGTCAAATGTCACAATTGATTATGTTTATGGAGGAACAAATCACACTCTTGTACTTGGTGCTTCATCAAGTGAAAAGGCATTGATTTTTACCTGCAATACAACATCCCATTATGTAAAAAAGGTTTACGCATATAGATAGGAGGATTTAGAAATGGACTTTATTAAAAATGAATTTATAGATGATGAAGTGCTCTTAATGTATAGATGCGGTTCATACGCTTTTGGAACTTCAAATGAAAATAGCGATGAAGATTACATCGTTGTTTTAAAGGACTTCAAAGGAATGACTCATAGGAATAATGGAAAGAAGGAATATTTCATTTATGGCCTTAGAGCTTGGAAAAGTAAGATGGAATTTAATGATTCTTACGACGAATATAATGAAATCTTTAATGATGAAATTATGGCATTTCCATATAATCTTGTGTATATGTCTGAAACTATAAGACCAGATGTAGAAAAGTATATAAGTGTATTTCCTTCGAAAATAAAGATCTGGTGCAATAAAATATATTCTTACTATGATTTCTTTTACTCTAATAATTTTATTGAAAAGAACATGTATCACTTAATTAGAATCAGAAGCATTGTTGAAAGATACAAGGCGACTGGTTCTTTTTCTTTAGAACTTTCAAGCGAGGTAAAAGAATGGATAGTAAAGTTTAAAGCTGCTCCAGATAAAAAAAATTATAAAAATGAATTAAAAGCAGCACTAGATTATTTTAAAAAGGAGGCCGAGGCTTAATGGATGCAACAAATATCGTTTTATCAATTATAGGCATTGTAGGAACAATGTCATCTATTCTTTTTGCTTTCCTAGCTTTCCATAGAAACAACAAAGGAGACCATAAACAAGAAGGAAAGAATGAAGGTGTCCTTATTTCTGATGTTGGATATATCAAATCATCAATTGATCGAATTGAAAAAACATTAGACAAGCTAGAAGAAAAATATGACGACTTACATTCAAGAATTATTAAGATTGAACAAAAGGTCGATGACCACATTAAAAATGATTCAATTCATGTGAAAGGAGATAAATAACCATGAACGAAATTTTAATTAATATTATAAGTGTAGTAGTAACATCAATTGTGCTTCCTTTACTTTCAATAGCAGGAGCAAAATTAGTACAATTAATCAATTCTAAAATCAACAATAACAAAGCCGCTAATTTCTTATCTACAGCGACTACGATAATCATTAATGCTGTTAGAACAGTATTATGTAGAGGCCTTGAAGAAAGAAGATAAGTTTGATGAAGCAAGTCAAAAGCTCGCTTTACTTAAAGCTAGAGATATTGCACTTAATCAAATGACTGACGATGTTAAGAATTACATCACTTCAACTTATGGTGATTTGGATACTTGGATAAACACCAATATTGAAGCAACAATTAATATTTTAAAAAATAAATAATTTAGTCAATGTCAAGACTTGTTATAAACTTTTTTAATGGTAGAATTTTATCTTGTTAAGAGGTGCTTAAGATGTATGATGTTAATGTTTTTGTTTATGGACCTGAAGGTGAAGACCTTAGCTTCAGCAGGATCTGTAACAAGGAAGAGTTAAATGAATTATTGAAGTGTTATGATAAGAACGATTTAAATGTGAAAGAAATTCCAAACGCAAGATTATCTGAAAGTATGGAAACATGCTTTTGTCCATATTGCATGAGAATGGAATTTATAAAAGAAGGAAATGTAATCCGTACTTGCAAAGAGTGTGGAAGAAAATATTTTATTAAATTTTAAAGTATATTGCCTCTGGGAGTGAATCTTGGAGGCATTTTTTTAATGTAGAATACCACCTTCAAAGCATTTAACACAAATAGCAGATATTTATTTTATACAAATATTAATTGGTATTTACAAAAATATTGATTTTATGCTAAAATCAATATAAAAGATATAAAAAACATATTATTGTATTTTAATGTATTTTATAAGAGAAAAAAACTTAAAAATTATTAAGTAATTTGGTAGTAAATTATGTAGGGGAGGGAGCACATATGATTTTAAATTTTTGTAGATTATTATATCAAATCTTTTGTACGCTCATCTTAAGCATTTATAGTTTCGCATTATTTAAATAATGTTATATTAAAATATTTAATTAGACGAAAGGAATTTTAATGAAATTATGAAAAAAAAGATTGTGCTTTTCTTTACAATGATACTAGCAATAAGTTTATCGTGTAGTATAACAAATCCAAAAAATATTACTTCTGGTGAAACTACTACAAATTATCAATTACATCAGAAGAAATTGAAAAACATAAATAATAGTTTTGATGTAGAAGGAGATTCAAAGGAATATTTAGAACCTTGTTATGGAGATTATGAAATCATAGAACAACCATATGTTCTTTATTCTGCTGATGCTAAAGAAGACCAATATGAAAATAATAATTCTTTTTCAGAGGCTACTATTATTTCAAATTCTATAAATAATACTAATGATTATACATTCTCAATCTATGCAACGTTACATAGAAATGAATGGTTATGGGGATTAATTAAAAGGGATGTCGATGAAGATTATTTTAGGTTTGATTTAATGGGAAATGCTAAAATAGATATTTCTTTAAAAAATATTCCAGAGAATTGCGATTATGATTTAGATTTGTATGTCCATAATAATAGTAAATATGCTGGCAAAGATAAAGATAGTGTTTCTTTAATTAAACAATCAAGATATGCAAGCAATAGTTCTGAGAGGATTTTTATAGAAGTTGGACCAGGAACTTATTATTTACGTGTGTACCATTATAATAATACTTTTGATGCAGCTAATAATTATAATTTAACTGGTAAAATAGCTTATACTTCAACTAGTGCAAGTATTTCAGATATGCGTTTTAACAAAGGTGCTAAAGGTGCTGTTTGGGTGTCTGACTATGATCCATTTGGAATTGCACCATTATCAACATTTGGCAATCCAGAAGTTGGTGTAATTGCATATGATATGTCAGGAACATCTATAACCCCAATGAATTTTGAAATGTATAATAATCCTTATTTTTCATACATGGGAAAAGATAAAAGAATAACGCAAGCAGCATTTTATATTTGGGATGATGAGTGGAGACAACAAATTTATGATTTCTTAACTAAATATGAATATGCTCTTGCAAATATTGTTAAAGAAAATATAAAACTAAGAGCTTCAATTGAAAGAAAAATTGAAATTATTAATGGAATATCAACTGTTACAGGAATAATTTTGAGTTTAGTTGATATGAGTACAGGGGCAAGTTTTGCATATACCATTTTTGATACGTTGTTAACTGAAGGTGCTGCTCTAGGTGCACAAATGTTACATCCAGAAGCTTTTGATACTACACAGTTTTATTTATTAGAACATGTAAGATATTTAAAAAATTCTTTTGAACGAACATTAAATCCTACTATTAATGAAGCAATAAAAATAACTAGTTCTTATTCAATTGAAACAGAAGAACCATTCGGATTAGTACAATGGAATTATCATTGTAACTTTACTCCAACATATGATCAAAATGGATATAGTACAATAAGTGATACAATACCTGTTTATACAAATGATACAGTATTTCGTGGAAGTACATATGCATTGAGAAATGAAGGAGACGTAACAACTGCATTAAGCAAAAATGGACAATATTTATCAAACGTAAATACTGGTGGAGATGAAGAATTGTTTTTAGATAATTATTCGGAGGAAGCTAAACAATTACGAAAAGGTGAATATCATTGGTATCATTTTACTGCACCAGAAAATGGTAAATATAACTTTTATTCAATTAATTCAATGGATACTTATGGCGAATTATTTAATGAAATTGTTCCAGCAAGAGAAACGAATGGACGATTAGCTTATGATGATGATCATGGCGAAGGTAGAAATTTTTCTATAGTATATTCAATGTTAAAAGGTCAAACAGTTTATTTAAGAATAAGTGGATATTTTTGGACTGCGGTAGGAAATTATACGCCGATGGTAACATACGATTCTCCGTTAGAGGAAGAAATTCAATCTATTCATCCAGCAGAATTTGGATATAAAAATGAATATGTTGATGAAATTGAAAATACATCAGTGACATTAGAAAATGGATTTTCTTTTAAAACAGAAAGATATAGATGTGGTTATATTAATAAGCAATATTTAGCGTTATCTGCTAAAAGAAATAATGTTGATACTGCTTGGTTAGAACTTGATTTTGAAAAAGCTCTTTATTCTGTGGAATTTTCGTTAGGCTTATGGTCTAATGAAGAATATTTGAATTCTAAAAACTCATATATATTATTTCAATATGCAACCGAAGACGGAAAATGGATTGATGCAATCGATTTTAATTTAGATACTTTGTCAAAAAATAAAGATGAATTAGATTTATTTTCATACTCTTTTAATTCTGATGTTAGAAAAATTAGATTTTTAGTACATACTAATCAAGTTAATTATGAAAAGAATAAAGGAAGAGTAGTTATAGGTGATATCACAGTTACTTGTGCTAAGTAGATTGAGGTTACATTTATTATGAATTATAAAATGACAAGTCAATATAAATGGTTCCATAATCGTTTCCGTTTCCATTTGTTTTGTGCATGTGTATGGTTAGTAATTATTTTTTTGATTTTCTTATTAATAATAGCAGACACTGAAGTTAATCTTAAAGATTTTGCATTTTATTTTCTTATCTATGGATGCGTGATTGTAATTATATTTTGTGGTACAATTATTACGTATTATGGAATAAAACTGATAAATATATCCAAAGATAATTATCAAATAAAAGAAGCTAAAATAGTAAATATTTATGAAATTTCAGCTAGAAAAATTGAATTAACTATTTTGACTGAAACGAATGAGAATAAAGAAATTATTATATATAAAATATTTTTGGATCCAGCAATTTCTTTAAAAAAAGATGAAAAAATAAAAGTTCTTGTAGGAAAATCAAACACTTTGATTTAGAATTTTAAAAAAATTGGAATAGATAATATGTAATTTTTTGAGGCATTAAATTGCCTCTTTTTTTCAATTGATAATAGAAAGAAGGATGATTAAATGAATTCAAAGTTTCAAGCAGGCGATAAAGCGTTCATTATTGAGTCATCCATATTTGTTAAAGAAGTGTATGTAATAAAATCATCTGGAGGATTCTGCTTAGTAAGATATCCAAAAAGTAGTGGTGGTTATCGAGTAAGAGAATCAAGGCTTTTTAGAACTGAAGCTGAAGCACAATTAATAATTGATTCTAACAAAAATAATAAGTAATTAGGACTATTGTGAGACTTAAATGAGACTATTTTAATACTTTAGAAAAAAGTTAAAGTTTTTGTGGAAATTTGCATTTTAAATCACTATAAAATAAGTGAAAGGAATGCAAAAAATGATATTAGAAAAAGACAACTTACCAAAGTATAAAGGTGGTAAATTCTTCTGGAATAGAAGAAAATTAATGGATGGAACAATTATAACAAGGGTATATGATACTGAGCATGGTTATTGCTTGGTAGTTGATAACCATTGGGATACTGTTATAAGGTTAATTCTTCCTAACAAAAAATCGCTACAAAGGGCCTACTACAAAGGCTTTTATTCAACAGGCGAAGAACTAATCAAGTCAGTGCTTAAAAGCGAACCTGAGGTCTACTGTTTTAACCCTGAAAGGGCTGATATGGAACTTGGTGATAAGGTATGGATACTTCTAAAAAATATGAATGAAATTGAATCAACAAGAATTGCTTTTCTTGAAGATGGAAGTTTAAAAGATTATGATTCAGGAATTATTTATACAGCTGATGAAATATCAGTAGTACAAAGAAGAGTACCTTATGATTTAATTGATGATCCGAATTTTTTAAAATTTTGTGGTAGATAATATGTAATTTTTGAGGCATTAATTTGCCTCTTTTTTTCGTTTAATGGATATAGAAAGAAATTCTCAAAATAACGAGAATTCCTTAGGTAACAATGCAATAAATTTTATGATTTTGCATACTTAAAATTTAGTATGCTTGCATTCTTGATATATTAAAATGGCTTAACTATCACGCTTTTTAAAAGTAAGATTGCAAGGATGCACTATTTTTCGTAAGTATGAATTTTAATACAATTTAAATCTTAAGGGTGCAATTTTTAAATTTATTCTGCATTGTTGATGATTAAAAGAATACTTTTGACAAGATGTTTATCCCTTGAATCAAGGTTATGGTACATACTTAATATAACATTATCTTCATCTTCATTAATTGTTGATTGTTTGAAGAAATCACATAATGAAATATCTAAGGCTTCACATAAAGTCTCAATAGTAGTAATGGTTGGATTATTTGTGCCTTCCATAATACTGTATAGGGTTGAGGAAGTTAATCCTGCCTCAACAGCAAGCCTATTAACTGACCAATTTCTTGCTCTAAGTAGCTCTTTAATTCTTGTAGCTACATCCATTAAACTCACCTCCGTGATGTATATTACCTCTAAGTAAATTTAAGGCAAGTTTGTAATGTTACGTAAATATGGAAAACAACTTACGTTTTATCGTTAACAGAAAATAATATTGGCATCGTATAATAGCATTATTGGAGGTGAGATATTGGAATCAACACTAAAATTAAACAATTATGGGAGTGTAAAAACAAGAAAAATCGAATGGCTTTGGAAACCATATATTGCACTTGGTAAAATAACAATTTTGCAAGGTGATCCAGGAGATGGCAAATCTACACTTGCTCTTTTACTTGCATCAATTATTTCAAATGGTATTAATGATTATAAAATTGATGGATTAAATGTAAAAGGAGCATCAAAAGTTATTTATCAAGCTGCTGAGGATAGTCCTGAAGATACAATAAAACCAAAATTAGTTAAATTTAATGCCAATACAAATAATATCCTATTTGTTGAAAATGATGATTTGATAAATTTAAGAGATTCAAGTATTGAAGATTTAATATATCAGTCACAATGCAAATTGTTAATATTAGATCCTATTCAATCTTTTTTTAAAGATGGCGATAGTATGTATGGTATGAAAAATGTCCGTGAAATTATGAATAATCTTATTAAAATTGCTAAAAAAACTAATTGTGCATTTTTATTAATTGGACATTTAAATAAAGCCTCAAATACAAAAGATTTGTATAGAGGATTAGGAAGTATTGATTTTACTGCAGTAGCAAGAAGTATTTTATACCTTAAAAGGTCGGAACTAGATTCCAAATTAAGAATAATGTATCAAATTAAAAATAGTATTGCTGAAGAAGGAAGTCCTGTAGCATTCAAATTGCAAACTACAGGTTTAAAGTGGTTAGGTAAATTTGAAGAAGAACCTTTAATAGATGATATGTTGCCTAAAGATAAAATATCAGAAGCTAAAGAATTAATAATGAATTGTCTACAAAATGAAGATATGATTTTGGTTTCAACAATTAAGGAATTGGCTAATGATAAAAATATATCTTTAAGAACATTAAATAAGGCAAAAAAAGAATTAGAAATCGCATCAGTTAGAAGTAATGATAAATGGTATTGGAAGTTGTAGGTGATGTATGTTATGTCAACTGAGGAGGAAAAACAAAAAGTAAGGGAAAGACAAAAAGGTTATAGAACTGATGAAATAGTTGTAATCAAGGCAGCTGAGCCTGTGAGTTTAAGGGACACAAGAACGGAATTAAGAGTGTGTGCTTATTGTAGAGTATCTACTGACAATATTGAGCAGACATCTTCGTTTGAACTTCAAAAAAATTATTATGAGGAGTATATTGCTAAACATGATAATTGGAAGATGGTAGATATATTTGCTGATGAAGGTATATCAGGTACCTCAATGGCTAAGCGTGAGGGCTTTAAAAGAATGATAAGAGAATGTTTGGCTGGTAAAATTGATTTAATTGTTACTAAATCAGTATCAAGATTTTCAAGAAATGTGGTTGATTGTATTGATACTATTAGAAAATTAAAAACAATGAATCCGCCTGTTAGAGTCTTTTTTGAGAGTGAAGGTATTGATACCGGAGATAGCTCAAGTGATGTAATGTTAAATATTTTAGCTATATTTGCTCAAGAAGAATCTCATACGAAAAGTGAAATAATGCAATGGTCAGTTGATAATAGATTTGCAAGAGGTAATTTTTTAACACCACGTTTGTTTGGATATAATATTGATCCAGATAAACCGGATAGATACATTATTAATGAAGAAGAGGCTAAGGTTGTAAAACTTGTTTATTCAATGTATGTGACAGGCTATTCTCCAAATGAAATAGCAGTAACAATGACTAAGCTAAATTATGTATCGAATATTAAAGGTGATAGAAAATGGACAGCAGGTGTAGTTAATAATATTTTGAATAACGAAAGACGTTGTGGAATGATTATAGCAAGAAAAACATATACGCCTGATTTCACTACTCATAAAAGTAGGAAAAATATTAATCAAAGAAACAAATATCAAATGAATGACCACCATGAAGGTATAGTCGCAGTTGAACTATATAGAGAAGCATTAAGAATAAAAGAAATGCGTAAGCATAGAAATTATGATTTGATTCCATCTTTATCGGTAATAAAAGAAGGAGCATTAAAAGGCTTTGTTCCTGTATCAGTTAAGTATTCAGGATTTACTTATAGTAATTATTTATTTGCATCAGAATTTGCCTACACAAAAGATAAAAATGGGAATATTATCAAAGATAAAATTAAACCAATTTATAAAAATGATTTAAGTAATTTTGATTTATCTGATTTTGAAAAGGTAGATTCACAGCTTTTTTCAACAGTATCTCAACCTATGTGTTGGTTTAAATATAATCAAATGTATTTTAATAGAGCCTGCATAGATAAGATGAAAAATACACAATATATTGAATTGCTATTTGAACCAACTGAAAAGTTATTAGCCATTAGAAGCTGTAATGAATATGATGATTATGCTATCAAATGGGGAGTCGAGAAAAATGATAAATTAAGTCCGATTACTAAGACAAGCTCTGGTATTTCTCATGTTCTTTTTGATTGTATGGAATGGAATGAAGATTATAGATATAAAATGATTGGCGTTAGAAGAACTAAAAATAATGATTCAATAGTAATTTTTGATTTAAATAATGCTGAAGCAATATGTAGAGAGGAATTAGAAAGTGAAAATCCTGATGAAGTCATATCAAAGATTACTAGCTATTATGATGAATATTTATCGGATCATTTTGGTAATAATTTTTATGATGATATTTATACTATGCGATTATATATGATGGATATATTAAAAAAGTGGAATCTTGGAGCTGAGTTAGTTCCAATTGAAGACCCTAAAGAGTGGCTAATAGAAGCTAAAAAGTGTGTTGAAGAACATTTATCAAAATTGATGGAGGAACAGCTAGATGTCTGATGAAATTATATTAAAAACTGAAGATGTGTCATATGACGATGATGAAGATATTGAAGAAGTCGATGACTTTGATTATACAGGATATGAAGTGGTAAGAAGAGAATTTTATGCTCATTTATACGATGCAGCAGTTAATTTTAAAAATGATAGTATTCAATTTAATACCGCTTGTGTTAATAAAATTAATGGCTTGTATATACATTTATTAGTTAATCCTACTGACAAGAAAATGGTTATCAAAGAATGTGATGAGGATGCTAAGGATGCAGTAAGATGGTGTAGAATTAGTAAGAAAACCGGAAAGAAAGTACCAAGAAAGATATTATGTAGATTATTTGCATTAAAGATGTTTGACCTTCTTGGGTGGAACGTTAATTATAAATATAAACTTCAAGGAAATTTAATTAGGAGTAATGATGAACTTTTAATCGTTTTTGATTTGACCGCTACTGAAATTTATACCCCAGTTGAAAAAGATAGTGATGGAAATAAAATTAAAAGCACACCATATTATCCAGAAGGATGGCGTGAGTCATTTGGATTACCAGTAGATAAACATCAAAATGCCTTAATTGTTAATTTACTAGAAGGATATGCAAGACTTGAAGTTGCTACTAAGAAAAAGGCTAAAAAGAAAAAGGAAGAAGCCACAATACAACAATCATTATTTGATTTAGAAAATGGTGGTGGTTCTAATGAAGGAAAGTAGAAAAATAACTACAACCTTAACATATCTTAAAGGAACTGTGCGAATTTCTATTAATACATTACAGTTACTTGGAGAACCCAAATATATAGCTTTACTGATTAACCAAAATGAAAGAACAATAGCATATATTCCCTCAAGTAAAGCTGATAGAGCTGCCTTAAAAGTGAGATATGCTAATTCCACACTTACAGCTGGAAAGGTTGTATGTTCAGTTAAATTTGTTAGAAAAGTTTATAAATTGGAAAACTGGGATTCAAATTTTAGATATCAAATCACAGGTAAATACTTAGAAGGAGCAAATTTAGTTTATTTTAGATTGGAAGATGCTCATCAAGTTTCAAATGTGACAAGTGAAGATGATGAAGATGATTATATAGACCCAGAATATGATATTAGTTTAAGAGGAGAATGATGTAATGGAAGATATAAATCAAAATGCTCAGTTAATAGATTTAAGGGCATTACGTGAAGAAAAAGGATTAAGTTTCAAAGAAATTGCTGATGCAATAGGAGTGACTGAAAATTTTTATAGAAAAATCGAAAGAAAAATTGTGTCATTAACCGCTCCAATTGCTGAACGAATTTCTAATTATTATCAAATGACAATTGAACCTTATTTTATTGATCCAAAAACGATAGAAGTAAAACATAGAGAGAAGAAAGCTGAAGAGCCTAAAAAAGGATTATTAGAAATAACGTCTAATAATTACTCTCCAGCAAAATCTTTAAATGATGTTTTAAAGAAGAAAAATATGTCTTTAGCTAAACAATTAACTAGGCTTTATAAAACTTTAAAAGATATTGAACAAGTTATAAGTGAAGCTGAAGTTGATTCAGAGGAGGATTTATTCTAATGGAAGATGAACTATTTAATTCAATACCTAAGATAATACTTAAAAATGATGTGCTAAAAATAAGAACAATAACTGATAATGATGGTACTACTTTATTTAGTCTTAGTGATATTTGTAAATTGCTTGGAGTTTGTAATTCAACCTCTAATAAAGAAAAATTAAATAAAGATGATAGATATAAAACGACTGAAAGTGGCAAGAAAATTTATGTTGGGGTAAATAATGTTATTAGATTAATATTTCAAGCTAAAAATGACTTTTACAATGAGCTTACTGATTGGTTAAGTGATAAGGTTATTCCATTATTATTTGAGGCAGGTAGGATTGAAATTGTAACCAATGATAAAGTAGAGGAAGAAAATGAGATTATTGAAAGTGAAGATGATTATTTGGATGATGAGTCATATCGTATGCTAAATAAAGAACTTAAGAGTCAAAATTTAATCTTTGGAAAAGAAATAATTAGAGTATCTCAAGTCTTAATGGAAATACAAAATATAATTGATACTGCTCATGAAGATATGACTAAGGTTCATAAAGAATTACAAAGTGGTGGGATTTGATGGAAAAAATAGGAGCAAATTATTTAAGAAATTTAAGGCAAAAGAAGGGTAAAACATTAAGTCAAGTATCTAATGAATGTAATATAAGTGTTAGTTATTTAAGTAAAATTGAATGTGGTGCTCTTTCAATTTCTGAATCAATGGCAAATAGATTATCAACATATTATGGCGTTACAGTTACTCCTGCTAAAATAGTTGTGTCGTATGAAAAGCCTGTAAATATCAAAGAACCAGAATATCGAAAAATGAATACAAAATTAAGAAAAGAAAATCAAATGCTCAAATTAGAATTGCAAGAAATCAATAAAGTATTTGCAAAACTTAAGGGTGCTTTACTTCAATTAACTAGTCTTTTAGAAGAAAAATGATGAAAATGTTTTCATAGGTGTTTATTTCCTAATTTTAGAAAAAATTGGCGTAATTCATATCATTCTAAAATTTAAAATAAGCATCTTTTTTATTTTTTCTCTAAAAATGAAGAGACGCCGGATTAGCCCATTTGACATATTAAAATTTAATGTTAGAATAGCATCGAATATTGAAACGCGGATAAATAACATTCAGAAAGATGGTGCTTTTGTAATGGATTTAACCAAAAAGGAAAAAAATGCTCTTGTTGGCATTTTAAAGACTGAAATGATTGAAGTTAAAGATTTAATTGCTGATGAAGAAATGGACAAAAAAGATACAAATGAATTAAAAAGATATTTAACAACCATTGAAGGAATATTTAATAAATTGAATTAATCATCTAGGTTCCAAAATAGGTAATTCAACTTCCTTTTATAGTCGTAAGGAGTTGAACCCTATGACTAATGAAGAAATTAGAAAAATCTATGAATTAAAGAATCAAGGATATGGTTATAAAAAGATAGCATATGAATTAAATTTATCAATTAGTACTATTAAAAGCTATTTTTTAAGACATAAAGATGAACCAGCTATTAGCTATTGCTTATATTGTGGAAAAAAACTAGTTAACACGCCTAAAAAGAAAAAGAAGAAATATTGCTCAAGTGAATGTAAGAAGAAATATTATAAAGCTCATCCTGAATGCTTATCTTCAAATAAAAGAAAAAGTATAAGATGTAATTGTTGTAATAAATTATTTAATTCTTATGGTTCATCAGTTAGAAAATATTGTTCTCATAAATGTTACATTAATGCTAGGTATAATCTAGGTGGTGCTCACTATGAATAGAGAACATTACGAGCAATATTTATCTTCATTAATGATATTTAAACAAATGCTTCATTTGGGTTTGTTAACTGATAAAGAATATAACGAAAGTGAGAATCTCCTTGCTAATAAATACTGTATCAACAAAGGTAATTTATACCGTCAAAATGACTTGATAATAAAGGACTTTAGAGTGATATATGTAATGGAAAATAAGGAGGTTCAACATGGAAACTAAAATTACTAAAATTGATGCGTTGCCTAAACTTGAAAAGAAATTAAGAGTAGCTGCTTATGCTAGAGTATCAAGTGAAAAAGATGCAATGCTACAATCATTATCTAATCAAGTCAGTTATTATAATAATTTGATTAGGTCAACTGAAGGATGGTCATTTGTAGGTGTTTATGCTGATGAAGCTTTAAGTGGTACTAAAGATACAAGAGATGAATTTCAAAGATTAATTAAGGATGCCGTTGAAGGTGAAATTGATTTAATACTTGTTAAATCTATTTCAAGATTTGCTAGAAACACAGTTACGATGCTTGAAACAGTAAGGAAACTTAAAACAATTGGTGTGGATGTTTACTTTGAAGAACAAAACCTTCATTCATTAAGTGGAGAAGGTGAAATGGTATTAACATTCTTAGCATCATTTGCTCAAGAAGAAGCAAGAAGCGTATCAGAAAATCAAAAGTGGAAAGTTAGAAAGACCTTTGAAAGTGGAGTGCTACAAAATCTTATGGCTATAGAGTTATTAATAAAAAGTATGTAGTGGTTCCTGAAGAAGCCAAAATTGTAAAATACATATTTGACTTATATATAAACGGCTTAGGTTTTCAAGCAATTTCAAACAAATTACAAAATGAAAATATTAAACCATTTTACGCTAAGGCATGGAATAAAACTAGTGTTAAAAATATTATAAGTAATATAAATTACACAGGGGATTTATTATTACAAAAAGGATATAGTGAAAACTTCTTAACTAAAAAATATGTAGCAAACAAAGGAGCTAAAGACCAATTTTTAGTTGAGGATGACCACGAAGCTATTATCTCTAAAGAAATATTTAATAAAGCAATGGATTTGAAACGTGGACGTGCTAAATATTTTAAAACATCTAGAGAAACTCAAATTAGATATGAACTATCAGGAAAAATTAAGTGTGGAATTTGTGGTAAATCATTTAATCATAGAACAACAAAATATTCTCAAAAATGGATATGTATTACTTATAATGAAAAAGGTAAAAGTGTATGTCCTTCCAAATGTGTGCCTGATGCTGAATTGAAAAGAATAACTGATAAAGTTGGTTTAGATAATATTGATTGGGTTGAGGTATTTCCTAATAATGAATTAAAAATATATTTACGTGATGGTACAAATGTAATTGAAAAATGGAATGATTATTCACGTAAGAATTCTTGGACTGATGAAATGAAAGCAAAAGCTAGAGAGCAAGCTATAAAAAAGTCATTAGTTAATTATTTGAAGGGTGGTAATATCAATGGCTAAAGTTACAATTATCCCTTCAAAGAAAAATCCAATAACCTTAAATCCAATCAATGAAATTATTAAAAAGAAGGTTGCTGCTTATGCTCGTGTTTCAACTGATAGTGATGAACAATTTACTTCATTTGATTCACAATGTAAGGTTTATGAGGATTACATTAAAAGTAAACCAGATTGGGAATTCGTAAAAGTATATGCTGATGATGGAATATCTGGAACCAATACAAAAAATAGAGTTCAATTTAATCAAATGATTGAGGATGCTCTTGCTGGTAAAATTGATTTGATAGTAACAAAGTCTATTTCAAGATTTGCTAGAAATACTTTGGATACCATTTCATATACAAGAAAATTAAAAGCAAATGGTATTGAAGTTTATTTTGAAAAAGAGAATTTATGGACTTTCGATGATAAAGCGGAGTTCTTATTAGCAATTATGTCATCTATAGCTCAAGAGGAATCAAGGTCTATAAGCCAAAATGTTACTATGGGTAAACGATGGAAGATGCAAGAAGGAAAAGTCCAATTTGCATATAAGAATTTCCTTGGATATAAAAAGGAAGATGGACAAATTAAAATAGATGATGACCAAGCAGTTATCGTAAAGCTTATTTATAAAATGTTCTTGGTTGATGGCAAGACTTGTTCATATATTGCAAATTATTTAAATTCAAATAATGTTCTCACACCAGCTAGACGACATAATTGGTCTAAACAAAATGTACTTTCAATCTTAAAAAATGAAAAATATAAAGGTGATGCTATTTTGCAAAAGAGTTACATAAAGGACTTCTTGGAACATAAAGCTGTTAAAAATAATGGTGAACTTCCAAAGTATTATGTTGAAAATAGTCATCCTGCTATTATTGAAAAAGATATGTGGGAGATGGTTCAAGCTGAGCTAAAAAGAAGAGAATTAATCAGTGCATCATACTCCTCATGTAATGTGTTTTCATCAAAATTAATATGTGGTGATTGTGAAGCATTTTATGGTAAAAAAGTATGGCATTCGAATGATGCTTGGAGAAAAGAGATATTTCAATGTAATAAGAAATTTGCTAAAGGTAAAACTAGATGTCAAACACCATCGTTTAGTGAGCAAGTAATAAAAGATAAATTTATTAAGGCTTATAATCTAATGATGGTTGATAAAAATGCAGTAGTTAATGATGCTAAAGATGTAATTAATAAATTAACGGATACTACAACATTAGATGTTCAAATTTCTAAATATGAAAATGAAATGGAAATAGTCAGTGAATTGGTTAAAAAATTAGTTAAGGATAATAGCATTCATTTACAAGACCAAAATGACTATGAAGTTAAGTATCAAGAATTAGTTGATAGGCATAATAAGGCAAAAGAATTATATGAAAAATTAAGCGAAGAAAAGAAATATAAACAAGCTAAAGCAATCACATTAAAATCTTACTTATCAACTTTAGAAAATGCTGATACTGAGATTCTAGAATGGAATGATGCCTTATGGATGACAGTACTTGATAAGGCAATTGTGAATAGAGATGAAACAATAACATTTAAATTTATTAATGGTAAAGAAATCACCTTATAAGAGGAGTCTATCAGTTAGTGTCCGCTGATAGACTTTTTTGTCACTATATGGTAAAATATACGCAAGTAAATGCATGTACTTCGTAGGTGCTTCCTAAGTATTCGTGGAGCCGAGTTGAG